CGCGGCATCTACCTCCCTGACCCCGAAACGAGTACGGCGCCGTCAATGATCGTTGTTGAAAACTCTGTGCTCAGCAATAACAACTGGGGCCTAGTAGCGGATGGCAAACCGTTAGGGTTGAGGTTCGTTGGTAACGAGGCAGAGCAGAACGCATACGGAGCCATCCACGGTTCGTTTTCTGGCGGAGTTACGATACATGACAACATGCTAGAGGGCCAGGCTAACACCATTAATCTATTTAGAAATGTCTCTGAAGGAACAAGACCTGAAACGGATATCCGCAGAAATTATTTTGAAAACAACACCGGCGATTATGTAATAAAATACAGCACGACAGCTACCGGATCGCTAACAGTAAAAGATAATTTTGTTGCTATTGGAGACCCGAATACTGATTTTGTACTAATAGATTCAACAACTCCTGTATTACTAACTGTTAATGATCCGTATCCGGTCACATTCAACGGGGCAGGCATTGCGATTTACGGTAGCGACTTTTTACAGAATGACGGATCGTTCAGAGTCAGGTCTGTTGAATCGAACGGAGTTGGTGCGTCATTTAATCAGGCGAATTACGCAGATTTTGTTGATAACACTGGAACGTTTACTCACGGTCTGGCTACAAGCGCAGTATGTAACACGCCATACGGCCCGCTGAAATGCGTTACAGAAGGGCAATTTATTGATGTGCCAATCGCCATTACGTCCGGCGACCTTTATTCGATAAGCGTCTTATGTCAACTGGATGATAACGATGACGCGTCAGCGGTGACTTTACAGGTGTTTAGAAACCCCGTCGGCGAGGGGCTAATAAACTCTGCTAACGTGCTCGGTCATGTCCAGCAATCACAGGGGAGATGGTCGCTATTAACGTTTGTGTTTCAAGCCTCAGATACTGACACTGCAATAAAAGTGAGGTTTTTATCTGCCGGTACTGCAACATTGATATCCGCAGGTGTAGCAGCAAAGAATTATGGCCCGTATGTCAATGACGGCTCAAATGTTGTAAATATTACACCAGCAGTACCCCAAGTTATACCGCCTACACTGCAGTTCACAGGACCATACGATCCGCCATCATTAGCACGTGGTAGTAACTACACTGAGATATTTAATGTGCCTGGCGCTGAATTCGGTGATTATTGCGAATTTGGATTTACTCGGAGTTTTTCAGGGTGTGATGTTTCTGCTTACGTATCATCTGCTGACAACGTTGCTCTATCTATATCAAACAACACAGTTAACGACCCTATCGATATCGCCAGTGGCACTTTGAATTTGAAAGTGACTAAGAAGTAGTAAATAAAAAGCCCCATTAATTCGGGGCTAACCGAGGCTTTATGAACATTAAAATTAAACGAATACATGACGACGATTGCACAATTGGAATGCTGAGTTGCGGGTCGTTTCGATGCATGACTCTCGAACTGCCGTGGGTCGGTAACCAGCAAAACATCAGCTGCTATCCTGCAGGGCTTTACACGTGGCGCAAAATAGTAAGCCAAAGCCTTGGTGAGTGTATCGAGGTTGAGAATGTGGAAGGCAGAACATATATCCGCATCCATGCCGGCAACTTCACCTATCAGATAGAAGGTTGCACATTGGTAGGTGACTCTATAAAGGATATCGATGCTGATGGAATACCTGATGTGATCAACTCTCGCAATACGCTAAATAAGCTAATGGCATTGCTGCCTGACAGTGGAACATTGGAGGTGGCGTGATGGCTTGGTATAATCCGCTTAGCTGGGGCGATAAAGTTGTTGATAACGTCTTGGATAAAGACGATGGGCTATTAACTCAGGTCGGTGGGTGGATAGGCGGCCTGCAGTTTACCGACGAGGAGCAAGCGCAGTACAAAATGAAAGTGGCAGATAAGGCTGCTGATTTTGTTGGCAAGACGCTAGATGAAAAGACCGAGCGGAGCGTGACAAGGAGATCCATTGCAGTGCTATGGATTAAAACGCAGCTTGCTATGTTCCTCATGTGTGCAATATGTGCCCCTTGGAGCATGAAGCTGGCCGAGTTCTATTTCAAGCTTGCAACCAGCGATGTCATGCTGTGGGGTACAGGTTCTGTGATCGTGTTCTTCTTTGGCGGATATGTTTGGGGTACTCACGTTAATCGTGGAGCTACCGCATCAAAGAAATAAACGCGCAAACACCTGATACAATCAGCGCAGCTTTAATTACCGTGAAAAGGATGTCGCGGTAAGACCCCATCAACGGGTGTACTGTGTCAAAATCGATTAGCATATCCAACAGCTCGATATTTAGATCGCTGGTTACCCAGTGATTGCCACGCCACTCTTTGACGATCTCACCTTCTACTCTAAAGTAAGTTTCATTATCTGAATTGAAATAGTGTGCGCCATTAGGTGCGTTTTTTATCATGTTGCTCATTGTCGATCCTCCTAGCTGATTCTGCATGCCAACCGGGGCGGGAATATTCTTCCTCGCCATCAAGCATAGCCTGATGATTATTGGTAGACTCAATCTCGATCGTGTCCTTTTCTCTATCATTATTCATCATTAAAACTTGCCACATAATTAACAATCCAATAACTAGTTAAATGTCAAGGCTTATTATAGCACTATGTGGCGGGTTGGTTATTCCTCCTCATCATCCATAGACATAACGCTACAATGATGCCTGCGTTGGTCTGCCATCTTCGCATTATCATTGCGCCCCACCATTTCCCATCTAACCGCAGCAACCGCCCATAATCCCTTTGCTGCGCCCCAGTAACCACACGATTCGTTAGCAAATGCCGCCTTTGATGCAAGACGGGCCTTGTCTGTTTTATTGGTCATTTTTGGCCCCGACTGAAACATTGGTGACACTCACTATTATTTGGTCTGTATGCCTAAAGCATGCGGCTATGTGTTCTGCCAGCGCCTCATCGCTTTCAATATGCACTGTGTAAATCTCACCATTCGGACTCATTTTTACCATGATATATTTAGGTTTCATATCTTCCCCTATTTAATAAACATAATAACTTGCAACACAGATATTGTACTGTTATTGTATTTATGTCAAGTAAATAATTCGAGGTTAATATGGATTACCAAGGTTTTGAGAATTACCTAAAATCTACAAAGCAAAAATCATGCAAAGCAGCTAATTGGGTTGCGGTTATGGTGCTTTGTAGGCAGGGTATGCAACAGAAAAAAATATCAGAGCTTGTCGGTATTCCGGCGTCAAGAGTAAAAACAATATCTGTATTGGCTGAAAGCTCATACAGAAAATTCACTGAAAGCAGAGGTTAATATGAACAAATGTGAAGCGCTCAATTGGCTTGTTGAGAATGTGGTTAAGTGGCCAGCTAGTGGCAAAGACATTCAAAGGTGTCCGTCAGGATGGATATGGAAGCGAGATTTTGACGCTGGATGCGTAACCCTTGTGACTGAGCTAAGGCCTACCGTTGAAATCACCCAACAAGAATGGCTCGACCACATGCCGCACTCATCGAGCGAGAGCGTATTTATTGATGGCCTTATATCAGAACCAATTATATGTGAGATGGCCACCGTGTCAGACGATGTTGCAGCTGCATCTAAAAAGAAAATATACATTTCAGGCCCGATGACTGGATATCCTGAATTTAACAGGCCAGCATTCAACACTGTGGCCGACAAAATAAAATCTGATGGCGATATACCTCTCAACCCTGCTTTGTCTCCTGACGGGCTTTCTGAGCACGAATACATGCGACTGGCAATGGAGCAACTGTTAATGGCCGACGAAATAATATTTCTCGAAGGTTGGAATCAATCAAAAGGCGCCCGGGCCGAGTATGCTATGGCTGAAAAGCTTGGGATTGAAGTTAGATTTTTGGAGGGTGAGTGATGAGCGATGTTAAGCGCAAAGGTAATTGCCACAACTGCAAGCACGGACAGTATGAGTCAGATGGCGAATATGGTGAATATACATATTTTATATGCGAAAAGCGTGAAGATGATGGGTACAACAATCTTGACAAAAACTTAGATAGAAAAGACTATTTAGAAAAGGCAAAAGTGTGTTGTGATCTTTCAGTGTTACCTGTTGAAGCTAAGTGCATAGAGTGCGGGTGTGACGATGTTTGCTGGCCTGAAAATGTAGATAGCTTCGTCTGCTTTGGTTGCTATGCTGCTAGTCAGCACTAGCAGCCACTAAATCCCATGAGCGGCCTGATATTGTCGGGCCGATTTAATTCACTTTCAAATATTGCTCCCTTCTCTCAATCATCTTATCGACTAGTTCTTGTTGTATTATTTCTCCAGTCTTGACATTGGTTAGAATTGGACTCTGCGAGCACAAACAGTTTATGGAATTACCATCTACAGAATAAAATGATCTAACCTCTTCTGTCGTTAGCACCTGTCCATGTTTACGTGCATGTGTTTTTCGAGTTGTGCTTGATAGTGCACTCCACCACAATGATCCCATGACCCAATCAGACCCGGAGTACACGTCATCATTTAATTCGTCAGTCTCTGCTGCTGTTGCATTCCGGTATGCCATGGTTATTTCGGATCTTGCAATCCGCCAAGCCCGGGACTCAGTAACATCGACTCGAGCCATGACATCTTTGGTCACATCACGAATACCTTTGCCAGCAGCCATTGATCGCGCTAATGATTCAGACAGATCAACTTTTGCTGAATCTGACAGCCCCTTCATTTCGTTGAACACGCGAGAATGCACAAGTCCAACTCGACGCTGATACCCTGGAGAAAACATTACCTGCTCGATTTGCACAGACCTCATCGCCTGAGACAGTTCAGCACCGACTATTTCAACCTGCGCCATGTTTTTTGCTGACTGCAACGCATCTGCAGTGCCGTCTTCGTAAGCAATACTAAGGTTAGCATTCAGCCACCATCGATTGGTAAACTCGCCTTGTGGGTTGTCCAGTAGCTCAGAATAAAGCAATCGCTGAATGAACAGGTTGATTTGATTGTACTTGGTGGCGTCGATGTCATAGGTATAAGTCGCAGCGTTGGTCACAAGCGCGGGCTGCAATGTGCCAATTAGTTGACGCATGCCTTTTTTGATACGCTTAATTCGGCGCCTAAGCTCTGCCCGCGCATTTCTCAAGTTGCCAAACTGGCGCGCCGGATCTTCCTCATTTCGAGGGACAACCGGGCTACCTACTTTTGCATTGGCGACTCTATAAAGTATTTTCATTGATGACCTTGTTGATCGCGATAAAGGTAACGAACGCAGCATTAATTGGACTTGGCGCTAGTGGCCAGCCATTTCTCTGCGCAGTGTCGATTGCGTCAGCCACTTCCTTGTGGCCGATCAGCACTTGGTTAGGCTGCCAGGCCTTATTCTGTTGGCAGTGCATTATCTTCTTCTGGTAAATTGTCGTCTTCACCGAATATCTCAAGATCTTCCTCTGGCACCTCTTCGAACCCGCAGGCAACCCTTATTTCATTTGGATCTGAGAATGGCGCAGGGTGACCGGCTTCACGAGCAAGCTTATTGATCTCTTCCATTTTCTTGCCGTTATCTAACTTCTCTGCCGGGCTCGCCTCAACAAAGTTTGGCCATTCAACCATGATCTTATCGTTTGGAGGTCTCATTGCGCCGATGTCGACCATGTATTTAAGGAATGGGATGATCAGCGATGGCGTGAGCACGTTATTACAACGAGACTGAGCTGTTAGACTCCAATCTTTTTGATCTTCGTCACTGGCTAGCCTTCCAGTCTGTTGGCCAATTAATATGGTTGCCGGGCATTCAATGGTAGCACAGTAAGTATTTAGCTGAATGGTCCATGGGTGAGTAGGGTCTGACAGGGTAGATTGAAGAGTGTGAACGTCCATACCATAAACAGTGAGCATGCCATCAAGATCGCGCTCGAATGCATGCACGTTATCGTCAAACTTGGCCTTTTTATCTTTGTCATTAGATATAACTTGTGCTGTAGCAGCGTCATTGATTTTTATTACCGTTCGCTGCTTGGCATTCTTATAAAGACCCTCTGCACCAGCCCCGCCGACCTTCTCCATATCTAGAAGGGCATTATAGCCAGCTTCGTTAGTTGGCACGCCGAATATTGAGCCATCGTCGGCACCTTCTGCGAATACGAATACACGGGAAGGATGCAGCTGTTTTTGATCATTGGTTACAGGGTTGCGATCACCTGCTACATAGCTGCGGTAATTGTAATGCTCTGGCATGCCAAAGTTAGGATCGTTAAAGTCTGAGTTGGTACCGACTTCTGTCACATCGATTTGAGATTCGAATACCGGGACCAATTTTAAGACAGACTTTACACCCAGCAGCCTAGTCATCTCTGACATTGAATCGCCCGGGTTAGTCTCTTTAACAATCGGGATAATACCGGCATATCGGCCAACACGATTACGCCAATCGGCACCTTTCAAGCGAGCAAATAGATGGTGATCGTTGATTAATACTTCTAAATCTTGCTCGAATGGTGTTGGTTCGCGCTCGCCGTCGTTCTCGCCATCGGTAATAATCGGATCTTCCTGCCAGCACTTATTTACAATGCGATGAATGCCGGCCTTGCCAATGCCTCGAGTAGAAATAGACCACAGCATTTCAAAGTCGACCACCTCGGGATAGCCGACATTAGCCCAAACATTCCGCTTGGTATCGCCACATGCATATCCAGGGGATAGTTGATAACCAACACCGCTAGCCCTTGGTCCCGCCCCATAAGGCCTGCGGCGTGCACCATCTCTTGGTTGGAATTGAGCGTTGGCCGCAGTTTGACGGCGTGATTTCTTTGTGCGTTTTGGCATTGCTGCGACCACCTATTTAGTTAGATGGTCACAGTATAACATGGTCGGTTGTGGTGGGGTATTAGGCTAAAAACAATCAGACTCATCTATTCCAAACAGCTTTGCCGCTGCAAGCGTCTTTTTGTCTGACATTTCAAACAGGCGCTTCTTAAAGTCCATTAAATGGGTTGACATGTCATTTACGTCCATGGTGTGAATGTATTTTGATAATTTGTACTTACACCCAGACCACGACCAACCAAGAGTTGCGTCATAAGTCATCCCTTGTTCATCAATGTTTATATAGTGAGCCACAGGCGAATCACTCGACGTATCGAGCACCTCAAGTATTGCCACGGCTCTTTTTGCTCTGTATTCATTAAGAGCGTTAAACTGGCATCTGTGATTCATCATTGGGTTCAGCTCTGGATCGGTCTTGTCTATCTCAACGTCTTTCCAGCCCTTAGTTGCTTCTATCGCCTGTTTTTGTATTGACTTGATTATGCGTTTTTTCATTCTACTTGCTTCCTATCTCAATTGAATTCGGCGCTTGGTCACCAAATACGTCCCAGCCTTCTGCGGAGTAGCGGGCGAACATCTCAAGTTTGTTGAGTCCTTCTTGGTATCTCGCATCTATTTGATCACGGAATAGCAATGGCTTCTCGCTGTGCTTACCAGTGTAATCCGCATTAGTTGATACATACTGATTTCGCTTTCCAGATTGCTTGCTGCACATTGAGCCTTTGACGAATAGCAGAATGAACTCACAATCTGACATTCCCCAAGGACCACACGCCGCGTGAGGCTTTCCGCTTTCCTTTTTCTTATTCCATACCTTGTCGACACGGACGAATTTAAATCCCCACGCCTTGCCGACCTCCATGGCATCTTCCATAAATGACCCAGTAACCCACATATGCAATGCGCAATCTTTTGCCGTTATTGACTTGATATCCATATTGCACAGATCGCCAATGGTCATTGAGCTGTAATCTAAGTCGGCGAACTTGCCCGATCTTGGCCCTTTGCTTCCGTAGCGCCATGGCGGATCTGCATAGATGATGTCGTATAGTTTGGGGGATTCTTCTTGGTCGTCATTTCCAAATGCTTCACAAGACTCTGAGCAACCACCATCCTCAGCAGTGGTTAACGGCTTTTGGCTTCTTATTGTTGCGGCAAGCTCATCACGGGTTAAGTGAGCGAACTTGGCAATGATTGAGTCAAGATTATTATTTCCCCTGTATATAATTCCTCGCTTTTGAAGCTCATGTATTTTTGGCAAGTCCTCTCTAAGGTTTGCCTTTGATAATGCTAATTTCCACTGCTCATAAAGCTCTGGTTCATCACGTATTGCAAGCGCGATCTTGTTTACAGACTTCTTAACGCAGAATACGCAGTTACCAAGATGATCGCCATTCAGGTTTAGCGTGAACGGCATTTTGTTCCATATATCGAAAGTGTCTTGCTTTTCAATGTCCGATATTTCTGCCAAATAATGGATCGATTCTGACTTTATGAAGCTTAAACGCTTAACAACCAATTCAGCCGCATCATCTGATACATTGTATTGAGTAATGATCTCATTAAGCCCCGCTATGCTCTGGTCCTCAATTGCCCGACACTCTCTGAACATGTCTAGTAAATCATCACGACTTAGACCGCATGCAACTAAAGACTTGAAAGCAGATAGACTGGCCTTCTTATGGTCTCCCCAATATCTGGCGGGCTCATCAGCGCGAATGCCTAGCCACATATCGCTCCCGTCAGGAAAGTTCTCTTTTCTCCATTTGTCAGCAAGGGTCTTTTTCATTTCCCTTGTGCATGATGCAGCGCTAAAGCTTGGTTTTCCGTACTTCCTCATAACATCAGTTATTGGGATTAGGTCGCAGTCGATATCTTCAACAGAAACAATTTTGCAATCGCTAGATTTTCGGCTTCCATATCTAACAGTTGGCCTTAGGCATATCAGGTTTAGATTAAATTCTCTGTTTACGTTCCGAATAAAATCGTAGGTATCAGGATGCTCTGCGCCAGTATCGAGATACAAAAACAGAGTGCCTTTCTCTGACTTTTTTATCTTAGATAGGCACGCGCTAGTAAGCCCACCGCTGAAGCTGACTATTTGCTGCTTCATGCCAGCCACCATGATCCATTTACAAACTTATACCCTACGCCGTTTATGTAATAAGTAACCCCTGGGGCGCCTTCTTTTGGTAATTTCTTCATAATTCCTCCTACATAAGATAATAAACACAATAACCCACATATAAACACAATGCAAACAATTTAAGTAGAAAAAAGCCACTAATTAAAGTGGCTTAAACATCATTTCGGCGCGGCGATGTATTCCGCTATGAAGGGACAGGGAAGAGAGGTAACCCCAACCTTGCCTAGCTCAATTGCCGTGGACCCTGTGTGCATGATACCGAGGAAACAATATCATATGGGCTACACAGGCGGCAGATGCTTGAACTACACATCGATGTGTTTAGTGTAGCATATACACAAACTCAATGCTAAAATGGAATATCATCATCCCAACCGTCATCCAGATCAGGTGTGAAGTTCTGCTGTGGCTGCTGCGCTGGCTGCTGGGGCTTTGGCGCATAAGCTGGTTGCTGTGGTGCTTGCTGTTGTGTTTGCTGGGGCTTAGGAGCGTAACCTTGCTGCGGAGCCTGCTGCTGAGGTGCATTGTACTGGTTCTGCTGTTGCTGACCCTGTTGCTGACCATAGCCACCTTGCTGTCCGCCACCTTGACCACGACTATCCAGCATCTGCATTTC